CCGCCAGTCTGATCTGCTACCCAAGCATAATCAGAACCATTCCAACTGAGAATTTCACCTGAAGAAGCACCACTAACATTGAGGTGTGCATCGACATTTGAATTTTGATATGAACTGGTGCTGATTGCTACCCAATCATAATCAGAACCATTCCAACTTAGAACATCACTGTTGGAAGCAGTTCCAGTATTGAGATGGGTATCAACATCAGAGTTGCCATAACTACCTCCCCCTGGAAGGTTAGTTAATCCAGATCCATCACCAACGAATGAAGTTGCAGTTACAACACCTGTTACATTGATGCCATATTGAGTTACTTGTAGTTTGGTTGATCCACTATTCTGTAGATACAATGCACTGGAATCAATGAACAAAGATCCAGCGCCACTTTCGTTGATATAACTTTGAGCTCCATCATGCCAGATCTGGAGATCACTTGCAGCACCAAATCCTAGTCTAACGTTATCTGCGTTTTGTGTGCTGATTCCAGTAGCAGTTGTCCAGATAGATCCATTGTATTTCAGGATATCATTGATCTGTGCTCCAGAGGACACAACATCATTCAGATCATTCAGTGTGGTTGCTCCACCAGTTGATCCACCACCAACTACGTCGGTAATTTCAATAGTAGCAACTCCATTTGAATAGGTTGCGGTAACACCAACACCAACAAAGTTAATGGTTGCAGCAGTTCCAACAGTGCTTCCTTCTTCTTGGATAACAACACCAGATCCTTCTGCTGTAACGCCTGTTAGGTTGGATCCATCACCGTAGAATGTATTTGCAGTGATGATACCAGCGGTGAAATGATCTGTCCCGACGCCGATAGTTCCATCTATGTTTCTATTAAGAAGTTCAGTCCATCTTCCCGCATGAGCATAATATGCCTTTCCAGTATCATGGGTATGAACAAATGCACCATGGTATTCAACAGGACTTGGTAGAGTTCTATACTCTGCAAAGAGGAATGGTAGGATGTTAGTTGTTGCAGTACCTACGATTCTTCCTTTAAGTCTAAAGTTACCTAGAACAGAAAGAGCTTCCTCTGCATTGGTGGTTCCAATACCAACGTTGCTATTTGTAGTAATGCCAGTAGGACCAGATTTCCAAATAGAACTGGAAGCTGGGACATTGTATAACCCAGAAGCATCTCCAGAGAATGTAGAAGCTGTTAGGATACCAGTGGTCTCATAGTTGCCATGGATATCTTCTACAAGAAGTCTTCTCCAACCATTATATCCACCGTTAGTAGTACCATAAGAAACGTATGCTTGCTTTGAGTTGTTCGCATAGGCAAACATTCCTCTCCAAGACACTGCATTAGGCATGTCAGTGGTTGAGTCAAAGTCAAAGCGCATCTTACTGCCTTGACCTGGGAAGGTTACAATACCTGCACCTGAGTTGATGTTATCAACCAGGATAGAAGGGGTGCCAGAGAGGTTCTGAGCGACTGTTGCGATACCTGCAGTCTGTGCATACCCCGCAATGGTAGAGAGACCTGCAACGGGTGTATACGAGGAGATGCCAGCGATCTTTGCGTACTCAGAGACACCTGCATTAGTTGCAACACCTGCTGCAGAAGAATACGTAACGATTCCTGCAGTGGTTGCGAAGGTTGCTACACCAGCGACGGGTGTATATGAAGAGACTCCTGATACTGGAGAGTAATTTGTTAGAGATGCGAATCCTGCAATAGGAGCATATGATGCAATGCCAGATACAGTTGCATAAGATACATAGTCTACTGCGTCTATGGTTACGTTACCACCAAAGACACTACTTACATTAAGTCCGTCATTGAAATTTACGGTTTGTGCTACACCAAGAACAGATCCACTGTTTTTGATGACAATGCCCTGTCCAATAGCAGTAACACCAGTTAGTCCAGATCCATCCCCAATGAATGTTCCTGTCGTAATACCCGAAAGTAATGCATTACCTTCTACATGTAGTTGACTAGTTGGAAGAGTCGTGCCAATACCAACATACTTACTGGTAGTAATACCGTATGTACTTGCCTTGGTCCAAGTTCCTGCAGAACCTGCGTTGGCAGATAACTCTGTTCCATCTCCAAAGGTATTATAAATCTCCTGAAAATTGGCATTTACTTTTACTGCACCAGATGCGAGGGAATCTCCCAGACCATCATTCGGCGTAAATCCAGTGAATATTCCCTGTCTAGCCATTTATTTCTTATGATAAGGTCTATTTCTTCTATTTATTGTTCTAATAAATATGAGTACACGACCATGTTTTCCTTTTTTTATACCATGACAAATAAAGTCAGCAAACATAGAGAAGCATACGAGCAGTTTAAATCTGAATTGTGTGAGTATCACTTGGATAATTATACTTCTTGGATTGGAAATCTGCAAGAAGAAGGATACGATGTAACCAAATGGACTACCGAAGAGATAATTGATACTTATATTAAGGAAAATAATCTTTGGAACTCTGCAGAAACTATTACACAAGCAATTCTGGAAGATAAAAAGAAAAAGGGTGACTCATATCTAGAAAAAGATATGAAAAAAAGAAGAAAGAATAATGAAAAAGCTGTAGATGATATGAAGAAGGTCAAAGATGATACCGTTCCTCGCTGGATGAGAGAGGATGTACGTCAGAGACTTGAAGAAGCTCGTCGTGGTCCACGTAAGGAAGGTAAAGAAAAGACCGAAGATAAAGCAAAAGAATCTTTGGAAGCAGTGAAGAAACGCCAGAGCGTTCTTGATACACATGAGAAGAAAACTGGAAAAAAACTTGACATTAAAAAATCAGTAGAAGGTAAAGCACACGCCAAAGACTTCCCTGGTTCTCGTCAAGAGAAAAAGACTAAGGGAGAAAAAGAAACTGATCTCCAGACACATAACCGTCGCGTAAGTAAAGATACTTCTCGTATTGTTGCCAAAGGTTACACTAAGAAAGAAAAAGAAAAGAACAAAGGCATTTATTCTTCAAGGTTTGATTGATGGCTAAATGTAAACAGGGACATTACTGGTGTTACACTGACGAGAAATGCAAAAAAATTCCTCTAGGGTGGCATGTGGGACGTGGTGGAGTAATTGAAAAAGACGAAGAGGGTAAAGATGGAAATAACAAGAATGGCAATGGAACTGGGAATGGGGAACCTAATGGGGGTTCTGATGGTGGAAGCGTCTCCGAAGAATCAGTATCTAAGGCTCAACAAAAGTTCTTTGGAATGGTTCGCGCAGTCCAAAAGGGAGAAGCAAACATCGGAGGAGATGTAGGTAAAGCCGCTGCATCAATGAAAAAGAAAGATGTAAAGGACTTTGCATCTACTAAACATAAAGGTTTGCCTGAAAGAAAAAAGGTTGATGAAGGACTCAGAAGTAGTATTCTTTCTGATCCAAAGGCTATGAAAAGCATTAAGGATAATGAGAAAGTGAATTACGCTAAGACGATGCGTATGAAACATGGGAAGAACTGGAAAGAGTTTGTTTCCCAATCAAAAGATGCGAAAGAAAAGCTACGTCCAGGTGAAGTTAAGAAGTGGGATAAAGAAAAGAAAAAGTGGGTATCAAATAAAGATTGACAAGGTATTCAATCACGGGTAAACTAACTCTGCCAAGGTTCAAAGGAATAAATATATAAGAAGCTTCTGATAATTCTATGAAAACATATAAAGAATTTATTGCAGAAGTTAGTGGTGCATCCTTTGGAGCTTCTATTAGACCTGGACGTGGTTTTAGTGTAGGTGGAGGTGTTAGCGGCGGTAATAACACAAAACAATACAAAGCCGGAATTAGATACGATCAAAATAAAGTTAGTGGGCAGGGTGATAAGATTGGAAGTGGTATTACACAAGCTATTCAAACTCCAGGTACTTCTGCTAGCACATCCAGTGCTCCTACAACTCAGAGATCTGTAAGTGTTGGTGGCAGTCTTCAGATGAGAAGTGAACCTAATCCTCAACCAGGCGGAGGAAATAATCCAAAACAAAAACCCGAAGAGAGGGTTAAACGGAAACCAAAACCAGAAAGACCTGAAAGACCAAAGAGGCCAGATAGGCCAGAGAGACCTAAAAGACCTGAAAGGCCAGACAGACCAGACAGGCCAGAGAGACCTGAACCAGTAAGCAGATCTAAAGAACCTAGATTAGATAAACGTGGCCTTCCGTTTGGGGCAAAGAACAAATACAAAACCACATATAGATATGCAGTCCCCACTGGAACTGGTGGTAGATTTAATACTAGACAAGCATCTGGTGCCAATCAGATGACTGATTTTAAAGCAATAAAAACAAACAGAACAGGTGGAACTAACTACCAGAGAACTAAAGTTGTTGGAGA